ATGAGGACTTCTTCCTTTCTGGGAGGTATGTGTTTTGTTGCAGAAACATTGTACCAGAAAGGTTTGGAGTCCTCAATTTTCATTTAACTTTACAGTACGCCAATTATTTTAAGGAGGAACAATTTATGAATAAACTTGAAACTATGCAAGAGGTTAATCCTGTATTGGTATCGGCAGAAGAATTGGTTGATATAAATAATGTGAAAGTTAACAAAGAGCTTTCAAAAGCCGAACGGATTGCCGAATTTATAAAACAAATCAAAAATCCATACTGCTTTAAATGTGGTGATTTTACTATTAAAACGAAGTTTTCCGATAATGGTCTTTCGATGGAGGATTGCTTACAAAGTCTTTTACTTTAATATTTTTGCTTATTCCGCAGAACAGTGATACAATAATTTTTGGAAAAGGAATTGAAAATAGTGGACTTCCAATCTCTTTGATCTTGCGGATAAGCCGTAATTTAAGGAGGTTTTCTTATGCCCAAATATAAAGCAACAAAATATGTCCGTCTTTCCTATACCGATGACAAAGAAATCGAAAGCAACAGTATAATCAATCAAAAAAAACTAATTGATGAGTTTGTAAAAAATAATCCGGATATTGAAATTGTAAATGAGCGGGTGGATGATGGTTACAGTGGTCTTGTTTTCGACCGTCCTGCATTTGAGCAGATGATGCAGGATATTGAAAACGGAAAAATTAATTGTGTTATCGTAAAGGACTTATCAAGACTTGGTAGGGAATACATTGAAACAGGAAGATATTTAAAGCGTATATTTCCCTCACTCGGTGTTAGATTTATAGCAATAAATGATAATATTGACACCTTAAAGGAATCTATATCAGACGATTTATCCGTTTCATTTAAAAGTATCATTAATGATGAGTATTGCCGGGACATTTCTATAAAGGTGCGCTCGGCTCTTGATGCTAAGCGAAGAAATGGTGATTACGTCGGTGCTTTCACCGTATATGGTTATAAAAAATCAGCAGAAAATAAAAACAAACTCGTTATAGATGAATATGCCGCTAATATTGTTCAGGATATATTCAAAATGCGTATCGAGGGTATGAGTGCCTTGAAAATAGCAGGTGAATTAAATCGAATGGCTATCCTATCTCCTATTGAATATAAAAAAAATAATAATATGCCACATCCGCATGGCGGATATACTGATAAATCCGATGCACGTTGGTCAGCAACAACGATTATACGGATACTAAAAGATGAAATTTATACAGGTACACTTATTCAGGGAAAACAGGGTACTCCGAATTATAAGGTTAATAAGCTGGTTACGAGGGCGAAGGAAGATTGGTTTATTACAGAAAATGCTCATGAAGCTATTATATCAGAAAATGATTTTGCACTTGTAAACCGCCTGATGAATATTGACACTCGTATTTCTCCATTAAAAGATAGTTTGCACCTATTCTCCGGGATTTTAATATGTGGCTCTTGCGGACATCGAATGACGAGAAAGACTGTGAGCTATAAATCAAATAAGTATTTCTATTATTATTGCCCCACTGGGTCAAAAAATGGCTGTAAAGGCTCTAATATGATGAAAGAATCTGATTTGATTAAATGTGTTACAGACAATATTAAAGCACACATTAAAAACATAGCATCATTAAATGATTTAGTTGATGCACTTAGCGAACAAAATATCAATCATGAGTTTGTAAAGAAATATACTATGCAAATAACAGAACTCAATAAACAGCTTGAAAAATCCAAGGGTTTCAAATCACAGTTGTATGAAAGCTTTGTGCAAGGTATTCTTGACAAAGATGAATATCGTATATTAAAACACCGTTATAGTGAGGATGGTAAGCGTTTAAGCAATGCTATTTCCGAATTGGAAAACGAGATCGATGAATGCCTAAATAATACTTCTCAAAGATTAAGGTGGATTGAACACTTTAAGAAGTTTGAAAACATAGCAGAAATCGACCGTAAAACAGTAGTACAGCTAATTTCAAGCATACATATTATAAATAAGAAAACTATTCAAATTACTTTCAACTATACTGATGAGTACAAAAAAACTATGTTAGCATTAGATGAATTAAAGGAGGTAATATAAAAATGGCGAGAAAAAGCAGAAAAGGTATTATTCATGAAGAAACAGCACAGAGTGCAGATTATGTTAGAACAGCACAATATATTAGACTTTCAGTTGAAGATAGTAATAATAAAGGTGATTCTATTGATAATCAAAAACTCATTCTTGATGATTATATCGCTCGTAATATTAGCATGAAGCTACATGATAGATATATTGATAATGGCGAAAGTGGAATGAATTTTGAACGAAAAGAATTTCAACGGCTACTTTCCGATATTGATGATGGGAAAGTTAATTGTGTTATTGTAAAAGATTTATCTCGTTTGGGTAGAAATGCTATTGATACAGGTTTTTATATTGAAAAATACTTTGCTGAAAAAAATGTCCGTTTTATATCGGTCACAGATGGTTTTGATACAAACAATCCCAATGTAAATGGGCTGATAATGCCGCTTAAAAATATAATTAATGAAGCATATGCAATAGATATTTCAAAAAAAGTTAAGTCACAAGCAAGACAAGCAATGCATAGTGGTGATTATTTAGGTGCAAGACCGAAATATGGTTATCTAAAAGATAAAAACAACTGTCATAAGTTGGTGATAGATACAGAGGTTGCACCTGTTGTAAAACAAATTTTTGAATGGTTTGTCGGCGGTATGTCTGTAAATGAAATCGTCATGCAGTTAAACCAAAGGAATATACCTTCCCCGGGTATTTATGAATATCAGAAAGGTTTTATTAAAACAAAAAAACTTATTGGTAGTGGTCTTTGGCAGACAAGAACAATTGACAGGATGCTGATTGAACCGATATATACCGGAAATATGGTGCAAGGCAAAACAGAAACCATAGATAAAAAACAACATAAGGTGACTGATAAAGAAAAATGGGTTACTGTTAAGAACACACATGAAGCCATTGTTAGTGAAAAAATCTTTGAACAAGCTCAAAAAAGAATTGAAGAACTGAAGAAAAAATCAAAAAAGCTAAAGATTGATCCATACACAGAAAATATTTACAAGGGAAAGGTCTTTTGCGGTACTTGCGAAAGACCCATGCACAGAAGTCGAGAAAAACGCAAAACATCTAATGATCTATATCGCTTTAGATGCATTGCAAACACCCGTATCGCACGTGGCATTTGTGATGGACCACAAATTATAGAGAGTAAATTAACAGAAATCATTATATCTGCAATCAAAGGTCAGGCTAATGCAATCATCGGTAGAAAACAGATTCTATTATGTTCTGTTGCCGATAAAAAACAAATTGAAAAAATCGAAGCTGAAATAAAATCTTTAAAGCAATATGTTGAACGAAATCAAGATTTTTTAAGAAGTTTATACGAAAATTTAATCAGTAAAATTATAACTACTCAAGAATATCATGATATGAAAGATGATTACGAGAAAAAAATATCTGATGCAATTAGACAGATATATGCCATCGAAGCCAAACAGGAAGGACTAAAAAAAGAATATGAAAAATATTGTGGCTTATTTGATGCGACTTTAAATATTGAGAAAAACAATAAACTAACAGCAGAACTTATTGATAAATTGATCAATAAAATTTACATCAATGCAAATAAAGAAATAAATATAAAGTTTAACTTTGAAAATGAATTTGAACAGGAGTGCGAGGTGGGTGTTTGTGGATAGATATGTCATTGCTATATACATTCGTCTTTCTATTGATGATACAAAGGTCGAAAGTATGAGTATTGACTCACAAAGAAAAATACTTGTCAGATATGCCGAAAACCTCGGTATTCATAATATGGAAATACTTGAATTTGTTGATAATGGTTATACTGGAACAAATTTTGAGCGCCCTGCAATACAAGAACTTTTAAAACAAGTTAAAACTTTTAAAATAAACTGTGTTATAGTCAAAGACTTTTCACGTTTTGGAAGAAACAGCCTTGAAGTAGGGTATTTTACTCAACAAGTATTTCCAATATTTAATATAAGATTCATCTCCATAAACGATAACTTTGATAGTTGTAATTATAAGGGAGACACAGGAGGTTTAGGAATAACTTTAAAATATCTTGTAAATGAGTATTATAGCAGAGATTTATCTAAAAAATCTAAAACTGCGAAATATATGAAAATGCGAAATGGCGAATATAAATCAGGAATTTATTGTTACGGTTACAAAAGAGACCATAACGGGGATATGGCTATTGATGAAGCTGTTGCCGACAATGTAAGGTTAATTTTTAAGTTGGCAAGTCAAGGTAAATCATCATATGAAATAAGTAAAGAGCTTTTTGATAGAAAAATTTTGACTCCGGCCCAGTATAAGACACAGAATGGAAAGAATACCAATGATATTTCCAGATGCAAATATTGGGTTACCTCAACAATATTACGAATGCTTGATAACGAGCAATACATCGGAACGTTTGTTATGTGCAAGCAAACTGTTCGTGAGGTTGGCAGCACCTTGATGATGAAAAGAGATGAAAGCGAGTGGATTAAAATCCCCAATCACCATCCTGCCATTATAAACAAAGAGTTGTTCGATAAAGTTCAAAAAATAAAGTTGACCTTTAAACAGCCATATAAAAAATCTCGTAATTATATTCTAAAAGGAAAAGTTTTTTGTGGTTGTTGCTACCATGCAATGGATTATCTTAACAAAAATACACCGGAATATATTTGTTATTACACTAAATGTGACGAAACAGAGCCTTGTTATAAAATGAATATTGAGGAAAAAGAATTACATGAGATAATTTTCAAGATAGTATCACAACAGTCGCAAATAATACTAAATGTTGATAATGTGTTGGATTTAAATAAGTTGCAAATACAAACAGAGCATACAATTGAACTTGAAAATCAAATTGATTCTTATCAAAAGAAAAAACAACAACTATATGAGCAGCTTCTCATGAATGAAATTGCTATTAATGAATATAGGGCTGAAAAAAAGAATTGGGACAAAAAATTACGAGTTGTGCAAGAACATTATAATAAATCTTATAAGCAGGTTGAAAATATAAGCAGTGATAGTAAGGCTAAGTCGCAGGCTTTACATATAGCGAAGGATGCTTCAAAAGAAAATACATTAACGCAAACGTTAGCTGATGCCCTTATAGAAAGAGTATATATTTCTCCGAATAAAAATATAGAAATTGTATGGAAAATACGGGACTTTTGCCTTGATTCCTCTTAGTGGTCTTAGTGGATGGTTAGGATAATAATTTTTAGTTATAGCTTGACATAAGGGTGCCTGAGCGAGTGCATTCCGCGCTTTGCCCGTTCTCCGATATCAATTCCGGCAATCGTTCTGTACCTGGAAATGATGCCGCCCATTGATGCAGATTCCGAGAATGGCGCAATTGGTGGTACATGA